GAAAAATTTACTGAGATAGATGCGTTAGCTAAAAGTTACATCAATGCAACTAAAATGATTGGTCAAGATAAATTAGTTATACCAACTAACAACTCAACAGAAGATCAATGGAATGAAGTATATGAAAAATTAGGTAGACCAGATTCTGCTGACAAATATGCTTTAGATATTAATTCAGAAATTGTTTCAATGGATGAAGGTGCGGTAAAATCTTTTGCCGAACAATCTCACAAACTTGGATTAAATAATAAACAAGCTCAAGGTATCTTAGAGTTCTATAAAAATAATATGGAAGGTACTGCACAGCAATCAAGGATTGATACTGAAACTGCTCAAACACAATCTGAACAACAGTTAAGACAAGAGTGGGGTAGAGACTTTGAAGGTAAAGTTAAACAAGCTGGTGCATTAGCAAAAGCAAATATTAATCCAGAAGTATTGGATATGCAATTGCAAGATGGTACTAGAATTGGAGATCATCCAGAAATCATAAAAGGCTTTGCAAAAATTGCAGGAATGATGTCTGAGGATAAAATACTTTCAAGTGAAAATGAAAATACAGACACTTCTAAAGATATTGAATCAGAAATTTCTGCTATATCTAATGATAAAAATGGTCCTTACTGGAATAAAAATCATCCAGACCATGATAAAACAGTACAAAAAGTTTACACTTTAAGAGAAATGCTTAATGCAAAATAATGGTTTAAGTGAAGAAGAACTTAGATTATCTATATTAAAGTTGGTAAAGGATTCAGGATCTGAAACTCAGAAAATTAATCCCTTGCCAACTGCAGACATTTACTATAAGTGGATTAAAGGTAAGACAATTCGAAAGAACCTTATCGACAAGAAGGAATAGACTTCTAGTCTAAAAGACTTTAAATCCAAGAATTGCCTATCGCTTTTGATGGAGAACCTTTCTGATTATTTAACAATAACATTAACATAATAATGGAGAGACAAATATGTCATCACAAATAACAACAGCATTTGTAGAGCAGTATTCTGCCAACATACAAATGTTATCCCAACAAATGGGATCACTACTAAGAGACAAAGTTAGACTTGAAAGCGTTGTAGGAAAAAATGCTTTTTTCGATCAAGTTGGTTCAGTAACTGCTCAGCTAAAAACTAGCAGACATTCGGACACACCTCAACAAGATACACCTCACTCAAGAAGAAGAGTATCACTTGCGGATTACGAATTTGCTGACCTTATCGATCAACAAGATAAAGTTAGACTTTTAATAGACCCAACATCATCTTACGCAAGAGCCGCTGCATTTGCAATGGGTAGAGCAATGGATGATGTGATTATCGCTGCTGCAACTGGTACTGCCTACACAGGTGAAACTGGTGCAACAACTGAATCAGCTCAAACAGCAATAGCTGCTTCTATTGGTTCAACTACAGGCTTAAACATTCCAAAAATAGCGAAAGCTAAACAATTATTGGATGTTGCTGATGTTGATCCTTCAATAGCTAGACACATTATTGTATCGCCAGAGCAAATCAATAATCTATTAAATGTAACTGAAGTTACAAGTGCAGATTTCAATACTGTGAAAGCGTTAGTTCATGGTGAAATTGATACGTTCTTAGGCTTCAAATTTACTGTATCTAATAGATTAGCTAAATCTGGTAACGATAGAACTATTATAGCTTATGCTGAAGATGGAATCGCTCTAGCTGTAGGAAAAGATATTTCTGCAAGAATAGACGAAAGAGCAGATAAATCATATGCTACACAAGTGTACTATTGTCAAACAATTGGTGCTACTAGAATGGAACAAGCTAAAGTTGTTCCAATTACTTGTACAGAAGCATAATTAACAATTAGAAATATAGGAGATAAAATAATATGGCTAATTCAACACAATACGCAAAAACAGTTAGTACACCTTCTGAAAAGTTGGATACTAATGAACTTCATGGCAGAGTAAGAGTTGCTTACGCAGACTTTACTGCCGCTGGAGCTCAAGAAACTATTAATTTATTCAAGTTACCAAATGGTGCTAGAATAATTGGTGGAAGAGTAAATCATGCTGCACTTGGTTCAAGTACAACATTATCAGTAGGTCACGCAGCATATGTTAATGCAGCAGGAACTACTGTTGCTCTTGATGTAGATGAATACAAAGCAGCAGCAGCATCAACAAGTGTTACTGCGGCAGCTATTGCAGCTACTACAGCATTGGGTGAAAACTCAGTTGTTGATTCACCAGATGGTTTAATTGTTACAGCAACTACTGCTGGAGCAAATGCTACTGGTCTTTTAACTGTGTCAATGACATACGTTTTAGATTAATACTTATTTTAGGGGGTGGAAGCGAGAGTGGAAACCCCCTAGAGTGCATGAAACAAATTAAAGATCTAGAAACTATAGTACACTTCAAAAAAGGTAATTATGTTTATAGATATGTTCTTGTAGATAGATTTCAAAACGATACTAAAAATCATTATGGTTTTGATACAAAACAAGGTAAAACAACAGAAGAGATTTTTGCGTTAAATAGTAATAGACAAATAAGACGTAAATATATTATAAGGAAGTGATATGGCATCAGTAGTAGATATTTGTAATGGATCATTAAATCAACTGGGAGCTACAACTATACTTTCATTAACAGAAGATTCAAAAAACGCTAGACTTTGTAACTCAAGATACACTCAAGTTAGAGACGCTTTATTTAGAACACATCCTTGGAATTGTTTACAAAAAAGAGCAGAACTTGCTGCAGACACTACTGCACCTGCTTGGGGTTTTACTAATGCTTATACATTACCATCAGATTGTTTAAGACTACTTAGAATATTAGATTACGATTCAAACTATAAAGTAGAAGGTAGAAAAATTTTAAGTAATACATCTGGTATGAAAATATTATATGTTGCTAGAATTACTGATCCTAATCAATATGATGAGCTATTAAGAGAAACAATATCTGCATCATTAGGTGCTGACATTGCTTTTGGAATTACATCTAATAATCAAACAGCTCAAAATATGTATAGTTTGTTTCAAGATAAATTAAGAGATGCTAGATTTGTAGATTCAACTGAAGGTCAAAACGTAGAGCAAGATCTAGGTATGACAGATGTTATAGACGCAGGTACTTTTATAAACTCAAGGTTTTAATCAATGGCTAGAGTAGCAGTTCAATTAACGAACTTTACAGGTGGTGAGCTATCTCCTAGATTAGACGGTAGAAACGATTTAGCTAAATATGCTTCTGGTTGCAAGACCTTAGAAAACTTAGTTGTATATCCTCATGGAGCTGCAGCTAGACGACCAGGTACAACATTTGTTTCAGAAGTTGCGGACAGCGATAACAAAACAAGATTAATCCCTTTTGAATTTTCAACAACACAAACTTATATGTTGGAGTTCTCAAATTTAAAAATAAGATTTTATAAAAACAATGGAATAATTTTAGAATCTAATAAAACTATAACAGCAATTACTAAAGCTAGTCCTGGAGTAATTACTTCTAGTTCACATGGTTATTTAACTGGAGACGAAATATATATTAGTGGTATTGTAGGCATGACAGAACTTAATGGTAAAACATTTTTAGTTGTTAAGATAGATGCTAATACTTTTTCATTAACAGATAAAGATGGTGTAGCAATTAACACTACAAATTATACTACTTATAGTTCAGGAGGAATTGCTAATAGAGTTTATGAAATAGCTACCCCTTATACAACTGCAGAACTGTTTGACATTAAATTTGCACAATCAGCAGACGTTATGTACATTACTCATCCTTCACATGAGGTTGAAAAATTATCTCGTACTGGTCATACATCATGGTCACTTACAGATGTTGTTTTTACTAATGGACCATTTCAAGATGCTAATATTACAACAACTACTTTAACACCAGCTTCAGCATCTGTTGGATCAAGAAATATAACAGCTTCAGCAGTTACTGGTATTAATGGAGGTGTAGGATTTTTATCAACAGACGTAGGTAGACAAATACATTTCAATGCAGGATATGCAACAATTACAGCAAGAACAAGTTCAACAGTAGTAGTTGCTGATGTAACTACAGCATTTACAAATGGTAATGCTATTACTGATTGGTATCTAGGAGCATTTTCAGATACCACAGGTCATCCTTCTTGTGTAACTTTCTTTGAACAAAGATTGGTATTTGCAGGAACAACAAATCAACCACAAGCTATTTTCTTTTCTAAGTCTGGTGATTATGAAAGTATGGATTCAAATATTGGTGGAACAATAGCTGATGATGATGCTATTATTTATACAATTGCATCTAACCAAGTAAACGCAATTAGATTTATGACATCTACTAGAACTTTGATTATTGGTACAGCAGGTGGTGAATTTACAGTATCAGGTGGTGGTACAGATAGTGCAGTTACACCAACTAACATTCTAATTAAAAAACAATCTAACCATGGTGCTGCAAACGTAGATGCTATAGCTGTAGGTAATGCCACATTATTTTTACAACGTGCTAAAAGAAAAATTAGAGAACTAGCTTATAACTTTGACGTAGATGGTTATGTTGCTCCAGATATGACTATTCTTGCCGAAC